ATCTTCCAACAAGGGGGTGACCCGTACGCGGCTTTCGGTGCACAGATGTTTAACATCCCCGGCATGACTAAGGAGAGCCACCCTGACCTACGCCAGTCCGCTAAGTCCGCGCTGCTTGGGTGTGGTTACGGCTTGGGCTGGGCATCGTTTGCGGCGCAGCTACTAACTGGATTCCTTGGCGCACCGCCCGTCATGTACGACAAAGCGTTTGCTAAGAAGTTAGGGGTTGACCGCAAGTACATAGACAAGTTCATGGCGTGGGACGACAACCTGCTCAAGCTCGAAGCCATCCCCCATACCTGCTCACTTGAGGACTTGTTAACACACGCTGTCGCTTCCAAACGTATTATCGACATCTACCGCTCGACGGCATGGCCTGTCGTAGCGTTCTGGGATATGTGCGGCACTTTGATAGAGAAATCGCTTGCAGGCGGGCAGGAGTTCGTGTATAAATGTATCAAGTTCCGGAAAGAGGAGATCGTATTGCCTAACGGCATGAGTCTGCTTTATCCGAATCTACGACAGATTAAAGATGACGAAGGTAGGAGCCAGTGGGTATACGGGCCAGACGCTACCAAACTCTATCCGGGTAAGATCACAAACAACATTGTGCAGGGCACAGCACGTATTGTGATGACGGATGGCATGCTCAGGGTGGGTAAAAAATACCCCATCAAGGGCACGGTGCACGACGAGCTGATTGCTGTTGTGCCTGATGAGGAAGTGGCTGACGCGAAGACTTGGGTCTTGGCGCAGATGACTATGGAGCCGAAGTATATGCAGGGCATACCTTTGGATGCTGACGGTGGCGCGCACCGTAGATACGGACTAGCTAAAAACTAAGGAGAAGAAGGTGGAGTTACCAAAAACAATAGAAGTCGGTAAGTCGGTGTACAAGGTCAACCAACCTAAGACGCTGTCTACCGGTCTTGGGCGTATCGACTTTGTTAAGAAAGAGATCGACATCACGACCCATGCAGGCAAGTACTTGCTGGCAGCAGGGGAGCGTAGCGATACGTTCTGGCACGAGATGACCCACGCCATCCTGCACGACATGGGACACGAACTTACACACAACGAGAAGTTTGTTACGGCGTTTGCTCGCCGTCTCAACGACGCTATTCTTTCTGCGGAGTTCTAATGAAAAAGCCAGCATGGAGTCACAGCTCCCTCAAAGACTACGAGGGTTGTGCAAGACGCTACCACGAAGTGAAGGTACTCAAGAAGTACCCGTTCCAAGAGACCGAAGCTACCCGCTACGGTACACAGGTGCACGAGTCTTTGGAGTTGTATATACGTGACGGCAAGGAGATACCCCAAGAGCACTCGCAGTTCAAGCCGGTGGTTGACAAGCTGTTAGAGAAGCCCGGACGTAAGCTGGCGGAGCAGGAGATGGCGCTCACCGTTGACCTGAACCCTACCGACTGGAAGGCAAAAGATGTGTGGGTGCGGGGCATCGCCGACTTGCTGATCGTGGATGATGACAACCTGACAGCGTGGGTGGTGGACTGGAAGACGGGCAATAACCGCTACCCCGACCGCGACCAATTAGTACTTATGTCTCTAATGGTATTCGAGCACTACCCCCATATTCGCAAGGTCAACTCCGCGCTGTTGTTTATTGTCAAGAACAGCATGGTGAAATTGCAGATGACGCGTGAACAAAAAGACGCGGCATGGTGGCGCTATCGGGAGCGAACGGCTAGACTAGAGGCTAGCTTTGCCAATGACGTTTGGAACCCCAATCAGACCCCCCTATGCGGCTGGTGTCAGGTCAAAGGCTGTGAATTTAACCCCAAGCATTAGGATTAAAAATGCCCTACGTAAACAAAAAACGGCCATATAAAAAAGAATACGAACAGTACGACGGCACCCCTGCAGTAAAGAAGAAACGCGCTGCGCGTAACAAAGCACGGCGCACTATGGAGAAGGAAGGACTCGTCAGCAAAGGAGATGGTAAAGATGTCGACCACAAAAGGCCCCTTTCAAAGGGCGGCTCCGGCGATAGAGGCAATCTACGCGTCAAGAGCGCAAGCGCAAACCGATCATACAAACGAAAGTCCGACGGCTCCGTTAAGTAACTCGGTAGATATTGAGCAGGGGGCGTTCGCCGTCCCCGTAGATACGTTAGTTGATCTTTGGTTGTTGAGGTTCGGGCATGACTGGGTAAAAGTTTTACCTCTCATGCGAGATGAGTTTTTCTGGGACGCACACAACCGACTGGTACAGCTAGGGCATTTAGAAAAACACTATTTGACAGACCGCGCAACGTACGTGTGTCGCAAGCCTAAATGAAAGAGAAGCATGCAAATCGTAGAAAACAAAGCGATAGTCTTACGGACACGCAACCCGCACAAGTACAGCGTCATCCCCAAACACAAAGTTGTTGCGGAGAAGGATGGCATCTATGACATAGCGGTTTACTGGGGACTGGACGAGACGCGTGTATTGCGCAACCTCGGTGTAAAAAACGCCCCCTCTCCTATCACCCGTCGCTATGACTGGCCCGGACGCTACACACCAATGGATCACCAGATAGAAACGTCTGCGTTTCTGACCCTGCATCGCAGAGCATTCGTTTTTAACGACCCCGGTACAGGCAAGACGCTCAGCGCGTTGTGGGCGGCGGACTACCTGATGAAGCGCGGCGAAGTCCGGCGTGTCTTAATACTTTGTCCGTTGTCAATCATGCACAGCGCGTGGATGGGAGACATCAACAGTAGTGTGATACATCGCTCAGCAGTCGTAGCCCACCATGCGCAAGCTGCGCGGCGTATTGAAATGATTCAGCAGAACTACGAGATTGTCATCGCTAACTACGACGGGCTTAACCTGATTGCGGACGAGATCAACTCCAACGGGAAGTTTGATTTAGTTATTGTGGACGAAGCTAACGCATACAAGAACCCAGCAACACGGCGTTGGAAAGCACTGGCCTCAATCGTCAAGCCTGAGACATACCTTTGGATGATGACGGGCACCCCTGCTTCTCAGTCACCTGTTGATGCGTACGGTCTGGCTAAGCTGGTCAACCCAAGCGGGGTTCCGAAGTTCTTCACGGCGTGGCGCGACAAGGTCATGAACAAGGTGACGATGTTCAAGTGGACGCCAAAACATGACTCACGAGATACTGTCTTCGCCGCGCTACAACCCGCTATTAGGTTTAGTAAAGCTGACTGCTTGGACTTGCCGCCAGTCGTTACAGTTACTCGCCAAGTGCCGTTGTCTGCACAACAGGTCAAGTACTACAACATCCTCAAAGAGCAGATGATGGTCAAGGCAGCGGGGGAAACAATCAGCGCAGTTAACGCAGGTGTTGCGGTTAGTAAGTTGCTACAAATATCCTGCGGCGCGGCGTACACAGACGACAAAGAAGTTGTTGAGTTCGACGCCAAGCCGCGCCTCAACGTGCTCGAAGAAATTCTGGACGAGACCGAGCGCAAGGTAATCATCTTCGCCATGTTCCGCTCCAGTATTGAGGGTATTGTGGCGCACCTAGAAAAGAAGGGCGTCAACGTAGGGCAGATCCACGGCGACGTGAGCGCCAGCAAGCGTGGGCAAATCATTAACGACTTCCAGACTACTGATAACATCCGCGTGTTGGTAATGCAACCACAAGCAACGGCACACGGGATTACCCTAACAGCGGCGGACACGGTTGTATTCTTCGGACCTCTGATGAGCGTTGAGCAGTACATCCAATGTATTGCGCGAGCCGACCGCAAGGGGCAAGACTCAGACAAAGTCACGGTTATTCACATAGAGTCTAGCCCTATTGAAAAGAAATTGTTCAAGGCAATGAACGGCAAAGTTGATGCTAACTCGTTGCTCGTTGGCTTGTTCGATAGTGAAATAAAAAATATTTAAGAAAGGAGTTGCACGGCTGAAGAATCCATGTATGATGTCAAACCTTAGACAGATAAAAAGGAGAAGTGAATGACAGATGAAGAAGCACCGCCCGTTATCCCAATGGATAAGTTGGTGCGGGTATACCGCAAGATGCGCGACCAAATGCAACAACTGACACGCGAGTACGAACGAGAGTTTGCCGAGATAGAAGCAAAGCAGGTTCTTGTTAAGAACGCACTCAAGGAGCAGATGTTAGCGTTAGGCACCACATCTATACGAACAGGTCATGGCACAGTAGTGTTGGGAAAGCAAACCCGCTACAACACCCAAGACTGGGATTCGTTTAAAGAGTTCGTTAAGGAACACGACGCAGTTGACTTGTTGGAAAAGCGTATTGCGCAGACCAACATGGCGACGTTCCTTGAAGACAACCCCGGCGTCGTTCCACCCGGACTAGGATGGAATACTGAGTATTCTATTTCTGTTCGTAAACCAACCAAGTGAGGAAATCAAAATGAGTAACGTAGCATTATTTAACCCCGCGCAAGCACCCGCTTTCGCAAAGAACCGTGGCGAGCTTTCCGAGCTAGCTAAATCCCTAGCCGGTGGCGCAGGGGGCAACAGCTTCGGCAAACGCATCTCAATTAAAGGCGGCGTGTTTCGTTTGCTGGCTTCCGGTAAAGAGATTGCCGCTATCGACGAGCGCTACTTAGACGTGGTGGTTGTTAACGCCGCACCTAAAGTCAGCCGTGTGTTCTATGCCAAGAGCTATGACGCCGCTACCGTATCCGCACCTGACTGCTGGTCGCCTGATGGTGAGAAACCTGCGGCAGAAGCCACCGACAAGCAAGCGTCACGGTGCATGGAGTGTCCACAAAATATCGCTGGCTCAGGTCAGGGCAACAGCCGAGCGTGCCGCTATCAGCAACGTATTGCCGTAGTCTTGGCGAACGATATGCAAGGCGACGTGTTGCAGTTGACGCTCCCCGCCACCTCTGTGTTCGGTAAAGAGGACGGCGATAAGCGCGGCTTGCAGGCATACGCTCGTTGGTTGATGGCGCAAAACATTGACCCCTCAGAAGTCGTGACTCGCATGAAGTTCGACACGAATTCGGAA